GTTTCGCCCTTATTACCACTTGGTACAGGTATTGTCAATTCTACTAAGTCATCCTCTATTATTTCATCAAGTGATGGATAATTATTCTCTGGATATTTTGCTAATATATTACCTTCTTGATCTATAAATTTTAGTAATGGCATTTTACATTTACATTCGCCCCCTTGAGGTCCAATTGGTCCTCTATCACCACGAGGACCTCTTGGACCAGAAATATATTTTATTTGTTCATTTAATGTTTTATCATCAGATGCAATTATGGCATCTTCATTATCGATTAAATCAGCTTTTTTTTGTACTTCTGGTATTGCTAATGTATCTGATAATTCTGTAAATTTTTCCTCTTCTGTATATTTATTAATAATAATAATTAATATTACAGATATTATCATCATAAATAATATAAATAATATTATTTTAATATTTTTAATCATTCTTATTAATTATTATTATTTTTTTTCAAATGTAAAAAAACCAAAAGGACTATTTATTATATATTTAGGATAATCATGTAAATTAATATAATAAATATTTGAATTTTTTATTATTTCATCAATATGTAAATAATTATTGATATAATAATAAACATGTCTTGTATTATTTTTGAATTCAATTATTAAAAATTTATTTTTATTATCATAAATAGTTTCAATATAATTATTATATAACATTATATTATCAAATGAAATATTTGTAACAATTTTTGGATTTTTCAATGTTATTTTTTTTTCCAATGATTCTAAATAAGTTGATGTTTGTAAAACACGTGAATTATTTTTATTTAAATAAATATTATTGTATTTATTTTCAAATAAAATAGTTTTTTTTGATCTAAATTTATTATTAAATTTCAAATAATTAAAACTAAATACATCATAAATGTTAATCAATAATAGTAAATATATAAATATCATAATATTAATAAATATATATTATTATTATTTTATATATTATTACATATGTTTAATAATGTATAAAATATAAAATATATTAAATACATTGATATATATTAATAAAATATCGCTTAAAACTTTGAAAAATAATAAGAATTTTTCTTGAATAATTTCAAATTTGTTATCCAAGTTATCTTTATATTCTAAATTATTAGTTAAATTAAATAAATTTATCCTTGTTACTTTATTATGATTAACTTTAATTAATTTATATTCTTTAATAATCGGTATCATTACAAAACCATATATGTTATAATTTATAAATAACATAAATAAAATTAGTACTAAGTTTGTTCTAAACATAATATTAAAAAAATAAATAATAAAATTATCATTTTTTAATTAGAATACGCTAAACCACCCATTCCAGATAATATTCTAAGAACATTATAATTAACTGCAAATATATTTATTAGACCAGTTTTTTCTGTTGCAATTTGTAAATGAGCACTATCAATTCTAGACATATTTAAAGTTCCGGATGGTTGATGTTCTTCTGGTTTTAATGCAAAAGAATATAAATTAATACCTTTTTTATATTCACCTGGAGTATTCTCATGATGTTGATATGGTTGTACAACAGAAAAATATTCACCTTCTCTTTCACCGAATCTTTCATTTCCATTTAATTGTAATTTCACTGCTTTTACAGGATTCTCACAATTATAATCAGTTGGTTCATTCGCCGTCACAATAGAATCATAATGATTATATTCATTATATTGATTATTAGAATAATTATTCCAATATGGTTTACTTGGGTGCGCATCTATTCTATACACTGTTTCTGAAGTTACATTTCCCGAAGGAACAGAATCAGGTTTTACGACCCATACAATTTCTTTACAAGGATGATTGAAATTTAATTTAACACTTTTTAAAGATGTTTGCCCCCCTTGTGTAACACCAGATGTTATTCTTTCAGAACCTGTAAATTGTAATTGTTCAATTAAATATTCATGAGATAATTGTGCAAATCTTCTTCTTTCATCTGTGTCTAAGAAAATATAATCAACCCATAATTCAGAATCTTCTAATTCAATTGTTCTAGACGAATTAGATGAATGTGAATTATCTTGTGACACTCGTGTATCATTATCATAAGACCAATTTCCAGGAGTTGCATCAACCATATCACTCAATTGAGCATATTCAATATTAATTTTAACTTCATGATATTGTAATGCAATTAATGGTAAAGCCAACCCTACATTTCTGCAAAACCAAAACTCTAAAGGAACATATAGAGTATATGATTCTCCACTAGGTAGTAATATTGAACTATTTCGTTTATTGCCACCAACCATTTTATCATAACCATCTTTTTTGCCAACAGGCATACTTAATTCATTCCATATATACATCCATTCAGAATAATGTTTATCTATGCGCTGACCACCAATTTCTAATTCAATATTTTTTAATAATCTTAAACCAAAATATGGCACTAAAGCACACGCATTATTTTGATGGTTATTTGTTATTTTACCTTTATAATATATTCTATTTATTAAATCCCCATTTCTAGTAACCAAAACACTTACTCTAGAACCAATACTAGAAGTTCCATTAAAAGTTTGTTCAATAGATTCTATAGCAAAATTAGTATGACGTCTATATACAACTTTGAAAAATGTAATTTGAGGATTACCAGTTAGATAAACATCTTGAGCACCATATGCTACTAATTGTAATAGACCGCCAGCCATATAATATCTTTATACTATAATAGGAGAAAAAAAATAGTCTTATATGAATTTCAATAATTTAATTACTATATGCAATACCACCCATACCGGATAATATTCTTAATACATTATAATTTATTGCATATATTGCAAAAACACTATTGTTATTATATTTTGCTGAATCATAATCGAGAGAAATGAAAGATGTATCAATACGAGACATGTTTAATGTTCCAGATGGTTGATGTTCTTCCGGTTTTAATGCAAAAGAATATACATTTATACCTGTATTATTTGGTATATTTTCATGATGTTGGAATGGTTGTATCATATTGAAATACATTCCATCTCTTTGTGTAAATCTATCATTGCCATTTAATAATAATTTTGCACCATTAACAGGATTTGCTGTTTTACTATTTGGTCCTAATAAATTTTTAATATCATCATAATCATATAGGTCTAATACATTTACTACAGTTTCATTATTTGTATAATTAAACCAATTTTCGTTAGGTCTTTCAGTTTTATTACTTGTTATAGTCCATATTAATTCTTTAACTGGATGATTGAAATTTAGTCTTACTTTATTACTTAATGATTCAAACCCTGTAAATTGTAATTGTTCTATTAAATATTCATGTGATGTTTGTGCAAATTTTCTTCTTTCATCTGTATCTAAATATACATAATCTACCCACAAATGAGCAGATAAATCCATAGTACTTGGTAATTTATCACCAAAACCATTTGTACATTTTTTAGCATCTTCAAATTGAATATTAATTTTAACTTCATGATATTGTAAAGCAATTAAAGGTAAAGCTAAACCAACATTTCTACAAAACCAAAATTCTAAAGGTACATATAATGTATCTAATTCATTTGCATTTGCATCTGATAATGAAGCGAAAGTCAAACCGGAGTCTATTGTTACAGAAGCAATTGGATTATCACTACTATCTTCTATTTTGTCTTTACCAGTTATCAAATTCTCTTCAAAAACACTAAGGTCTAATGTAAATGTATCTCCAGATGTATATCCAGCACCATTTTCTTCAATTGTTGTAGTAAGAGCGCCGGCGCCTCCATCTCCAACAACAACTTTTAATTGTAGTCCAAAGCCACTACCCCCAAGTACTAATGGATAATAAGTGCCAGGTGTTACTGATTTAAAATTAGTTTCACTAAGAACAGGTGAACCTGTTAATGTTTTACTACCTTTGCTTCCTGAACCACCAACCATTTTGAAATAACCTTCTTTTTTTGATACTGGCAATGATAATTCATTCCAGATATACATCCAATCCGAATAATGTTTGTCCATTTTTTGACCACCAATTTCAACTTCAGCATGCTTTACGACCCGTAAACCAAAATAGGGGCATAAATTATTTGCAGACGATTTTATAACTAAATAAGCTCTCGATATTAAATCACCATTTCTAGCAATAGTACTAGTTACTCTACTGCCATATCCAACAGTACCATTAAAAGTTTGTTGTATAGATTCTAGAGCGAAGTTTGTATGTCTTCTATAAACAACTTTAAAGAATGTTATTTGTGGATTACCAGTTAGATAAACATCTTGAGCACCATAAGCAACTAATTGTAATAAACCGCCGCCCATATATTATATGTATCTTATACTATAATAATAGAAAAAAAAACAGAAAAAATATCTAGTTGGAGTAAGCAATGCCACCCATACCAGATAATATTCTTAATACGTTGTAATTTACAGCGAATATAGATACTTGTTTATCAGCGGTAGTGGAACCATGATATTGTAAGTCTAATACAGCAGTATCTATGCGAGACATATTCAAACTTCCAGATGGTTGATGTTCTTCAGGTTTTAATGCAAAAGAATATACATTAATACCTGCATTATTTGGTACATTTTCGTGATGTTGGTAAGGTTGAACTAAATTGAAATATCTACCGTCTCTAGAATAGAATCGGTCATTGCCATTTAATATTAATTTACCTTGAGTTACACCATTCTCAGCGATACCCGATGGACCTAACAAAGCAGCAGCAGTACTATAAGTTTTAGCGTTAGTAGCGGTCACTACATCAGGTGTGGCAGTATAGTTAAACCAATTGTTGTTAGCAGTGAGCGCTGTGCTAGATGGTTTATGTACAACCCATACTAATTCTTTAACAGGATGATTGAAATTTAATTTGATTTTGTTAGAAGCGGATTCACGACCAGTGAATTGTAATTGTTCAATTAAATATTCATGAGAAGATTGAGCGAATTTTCTTCTTTCATCAGTATCTAAATAGATATAATCTACCCATAAAGCAGCAGATAAGGTACCTGGTACAGGCGATGTTGCAGTATTTACAACATTGGCAGATTCTTCAAATTGGATATTTACTTTAACTTCGTGGTATTGTAAACCAATTAAAGGTAAAGCTAAACCAATATTTCTACAGAACCAGAATTCTAATGGTACATATAATGAT